TACTTGTATCTGCAATCATTTTATTATAACAATCATTATAATCTATAAATTTATTATCACATATAGCAGTCCTAAAACATAAATTATTATAAGGAATATGAATAATTAGTTCACCTTTCAAAAATTTAATTAATTGAATAACTTCCTTTGTTGAATGAGTATAATTTATAAGATTATTTAAATTATTATGATTATTTATTTGATTTAATCTACAAGTTCCGAACAACGTAATAGACATATATTTATTTTATATATTTAATATATTTTATATATTTAATATACTCAAAATAGTATCATGTATCATGTTAAAAGAAATAATTAAATTTACTCTTATCATATTTTGTGTATAACCCCATAGTTACAAAGTGTCCCCATAAAGGACACCAAACATCCTTTGCTTCTAAAATAGAACTAAATATTTGTGACACAAGAGAGAACGTGCTTCTTGACAAGACAATAACTTCCGCATTACATAGCAAAAAGAGATCATATGACTCGTCAGCGCTCCTGATACATCTATATGGGTATCCAATATCGTAGTCCCCAGGAGCTGCAATCATTACAATTTCATGTGTCGGATATTTGGTTTGTGCTTCTTTTAAGCACTTATCCATTTTATGTCGGGCTATTGGTGTCTGCATATTACGCCAACCCATACTTACAATTCCACTGATTTGCTGAGAATCCGAGTCTATAATATTCCGGTAATAATTACTGCAATATTCGCCATCGTAGTCTTCTCTGTCCTTTACATCTTCCAGACGTAAATGCACTAATATTGTTTTTTTTTTATCAAATGGTACTGTGTAATGTGCAGGTAAAATATCTGCATCTAAGATATATTTCGTTAAACTAGAACCTATATATTTTTTGAAATAGCTGAAAATGTCCGATTTAATTGCAAAAACAACCTGGGTTCCTATTAGCTGTAAATCGCACGAATAAAAATATTTATTTGGATTGTATTCCACTTTGAAATCAAGCAAATATTCTTGAACATTAATTGCATTTGATCCCGTATATTTCTCTAAAAAGTGGTCTCTACCTTTAGAAAAACGCATATTAAAAGTGTCTATGTATCTTAAGATTGCCTTTACAAAAAGGCTATTACTATATTTGACTTTATCTGGCTCGTAAACAATAAATAAGTTATTGTAAAAAGCGTAAATAGTTAACAAAATGTATTGCAATATATGACCTCCTAATCGGTCGCCTCTTGAATACAAATATATGGAATCCTGCATTACATTTTGCGTTTCTGAGGGTCTAGCGTCATTTTTATTCAATATAAAAATTTCATTATGTGCATATTTTGTAACATATTTATAATTATTTTTAATAAGTATTTGTCTACATAATTCATTTTTGTCTAAGTCTGAATCTAACATTTCAATAAGAATTAGTTCAATTTTTATTGAAAAATCCCATGATTGTAAAACCTCATATTCATGTCCTTCTACGTCTAATGATAAAAAATCAATGTGTTTTATATCGGTTGATTGAACTATTTCTGTTAAAGACTTGGGTTTAATTGAAATAGACTTTTGTGGGAGTGATTTATGCCATTCATTGTTACTATCAAAATACACTTCAAAATGTGATTGTGGCATTGTATTTTCAATGCCAGAAACTGCAGCATGAATATCTTCAAAATAACGAAATGTTAATTCATCTGTATGGCAACTAATTAAATTATTAAATAAATAATTATTTGGTCTAGTATGCTGTAATATATTGAATTTATTTGGATGTGGTTCAATTAATATTCCCGACCAATTTAAATTATCTTCAAAAAATTTTGTATTGGAGTATAATACTCCATCAAGAGCTCCTAATTCAATATAAACACCGTTTCTTTTGTCTTTGAAATAATTTTCAAATAAAAATATATCCTCTTGACATTGCGAATAAAACATTATATTTAATATTAATAATTATTGTTTAATATTAAATTTACTTTATTGTTTAATAAATCTTTTAAATCTTTATCTCTCTGTACTAAAGAAAAAGACCTGAAATAATCTACCATTTTCTTTGCAGTCGCCGAAATAATCCATTGACATATGATATCTATGTGAGTTAAATAGAATTAATCTATTAAATACATTGCCTGCTCTATCCACTAAGTCCCATTTTGTTAGGTCTTGGCTAGAAGCATCTGTGTCCGATTTATTATTCAATAACTTATTATCGGCATCACAAGTAGTTCCATCATGAAATCTATAAAATGCTGTTCCAGCTGATAAAGGAGCATCTGGAGTCAAAAAAAGGACACCAGCCCATTTATTCCAAGCATCCACGTGGATCCATGACCTGTCTCTGCTAGTAGTATATTGAAATGCTCCATTATAAATATTTGCTGCATCAGAATTGTCAGCTTTCGGCATGGGAAATTCGGTTATTTTGCCCCCAAATGGTTCCACATATTTTTGTATCGCCTCTTTAAGATGCTCATTTGCAAAGGAAATAGTGCGTTGACCAGGATAGTTTCCTTTTACAGAAAAATCTTGTGTTAACATAAAATTACGTGTTTCTACTGGATTAGAGTAAAAATTATCAACTACAATTAGACCACAAGATGGACCTCTTTTTAAATTAGATGCTTTTAAAACTTCTCTCCTTATATCAATCTTAGACTTGGTATTTTTGTTAATAACTGGTTCTTCTTTTACTTCTACATCTTCTATATCTTGTTCTTGTTCAATCAATAAATTACCGTTTAATTTTCTCTCTATCTTATCCATTTACAAGTATATTATTATAGGGATTTCTGAATATATATTTAAATTGTTTTATATTTTATTCTATATTTTATTTATTATAATAATTGTAAATTATATAATGGCCAAAAAGATACGAATCCCTATAAGATATTTGCCTAATAAGTTATCTAAAAAGGATACCAAGAAACAATTAAAAATGTTGATTAAATCCCGTAAGCTTTATAAATCCGGAAAATATTTTACACGAAAGAAGGTTTCCTCATTTAAATCCAAAAAATCTAACCATATAATTAATGCGCAAAATATATATAATGTTTCCAAAATATTACCTAATAAAGAACTATCTAAGAAAACTGGTTGCAGTCTAAATGCATTGCGACAAATAGTTAAAAAGGGGGAAGGTGCGTATTTTTCATCGGGTTCACGACCAAATCAAACCGCACAATCCTGGGGCTTAGCAAGACTCGCGAGTTCCATTACTGCAGGAAAAGCGGCAGCAGTTGATTACAAAATCTTAGAAAGTGGTTGCGATCATAAAGGAAAGGCCTTTAGATTGGCTAATAAGTCAAGGAAACTTTTTGGAAAGGGAACGTCCAGAACAAAAACTGTTATAAAATAGATATGAAGAGAGAAACCTAATAGAAACCTAAAAAAGGAGGGGTCTCAGCGCAGCAAGAGGGGAGCAACGCCAGTCCCTTTGGACCTTGGTTCCCTCTAAGGACGCTCTGGTCTCTGATACTTTGGCACCGTTAAAGGCACAGGCATTAAAGTGGGTCCTAGTTTGAATATATCAGCTGACGATAAGTATTTCAATTCCGGCGTCAAAGGGGCTGCAGGATTAACCAAATTTGTTGAATTAATTCCAAACAAAAAGGATTCAATATCTGCAGGATTATGAGACAAGGTTGTCCATGGAAGTTGTCCTGGATTAAGACCAGTGCCTGCTAACCTTGTATTAAATGCTTGACCATGTGAGCTATTTTCATACAAAGACCAATTGCGCATTTCAGTAAACTGTCGTTGATCTAAACAATAATTTCCTGGTGTATTTTTATTGCGAGTGGAAGCCATATTATATATTTATAATATTAATATATAATATTTTACAAGTTTACGGTGGTTTAGAAACTCTTTAAAATTTATTGTCTCTTTAACTCTTAAAAAGATATAAAATTTTTTCCTTAATTTTAAGCAGCAACTCAGAATCTATTTCATTCACTGTAAAGAGCTGACAGAGACAAATATGTGTCAAATAAAACAATTTTTGACTAAACATTGTGATAAAAATGAGATATTCTGAGTTCCTCTTCATATTTTCCATTTCTGCAGGATTTCCCACAAAATTCTCAAAGTCAATCAATTGATTTTTGACATCATCCAAAAAGTCTCTAAAATCTTTGTTGTCAATTAAGCGTTCAATTGAAGCTTTAATTCCTGCATCCATTTGTTCATCCTCAGTTGATTCCACATTAAAAACTGATAAAAGTTCGTCGCGATACAATTTGTCACAAATGATTTGAACATCTTCTAAGGTGTATTCAAGATCTTCGTCATCAGAATCGTCTTCAACACATTCTTCTTCTACAGGTACAGCATCTTCTAAAAGTTGTAATCGTTCTTTTTCTTTCTTTTCTTCTTCTGCTAAAAGGCGTAACCGTTCTTTTTCCTTTTCTTCTGCTTCCTCTCTCAATTTCTTTGCTTTCTTTGTCTCTTTTTTCTCCTTTGGAGCCTTTTTGCCTGTTTTTATATCTGGTTCTACAACAGAAATAATAGGTGTAACTTCTTGACAAAGAAATGCTGCATTAATAGTTGAATTACCCTTTTCATTTTGTTCCTCTTTATTATTCTTTTTAGAACATGTAGTACAAGCAGCACATGAAGCACACTTTTCTACAGCAGATTCATTTACTTTTTTATTTTCTACCTTCTTTGCTTTCTTAACCTTTGGAACCTCTACATAAGTTCCTGATGCAATAGCAATCTTTTTCTCCATCATTGTCTGCAAATTTGATAATAATGCAGTCTCAATATCATGATATTTTACTTGAAAATCGGTATTATACATGTTTTAATTATATTTATATACAAAATTGTCTTTAAATAAATATAATATAACATATCCACCTTATCCACCTTTCTATTTTCGCTCGCTGCGCTAAAGCGAAAATCAAAGGTCACAAGGCTCGCAGTCCCGCAAGGGTGCGAGACTGCTTCGGGAGCCAAAATAGCACCTTTATTTGATTTTAATAGCACCTTTATTTGATTTTAATAGCACCTTTATTTGATTTTAATAGCACCTTTATTTGATTTTAAATAGCACCTTTATTGGAGCCAAAAATCTATATTTTATATTGTGTTTCTATTTTTGGCTCCACCTTTGGATGTCCCGAAGGGACATCGTTAAAGGTGGATCTAAGCATTAGTGTCACGCGTCAATTCCCTAGATGCTAGTCCGCCTCTAATCCACCCACTAGAAGCACTGCTTTCAATTAGGTTATTAGGGTTCTGAATATTATCTTGCACTTCAGGAATCAAGGGTGTCGTATGAAAGTTGAAATAACTTTTCTCTGGGAGTCTCGTAACCGTTTTCTTGTTTGTTATTGTTTCTCCTTGTTGCATCTGAAATTCAACCAATGGGTCAACTGAACCTCTTCCTAAATAAGGTACTGTCGCAAATGTTCGCTGAAATAGATCAATTTTGCTTCTAGGATGTGTTTGTAGAGATCCTATTAGTAGTTTGGAGCTGTCATCAATATTAGAACCGCACAAATCAGATCCCATTGACCCTTTGTAGTAAACACATGGCTGAGTAATAGCTAATTGTTTCGCTTTTGACATACTACAGTCATCAGTAAAATAGTTTTGAAGCAAATAATTGCACGCCTGGGTATTTTGAATTGAATTTATGTCTTGGCTACAATTATCGTTGCCTATTCTTGAAATATTATTAAATGCAAAGTCAGATACGTAAGCCATTTTATATATTACTACAATAAAAATTAATTGTATAAAATTAATTGTATAAAAATTATTTTTAAACAATTAATTGTTCTAAATTTAAACAAGTTTAAATCAAATTATATCTTAGATTATCTTTTACCCGTTGAACATTTGCTTCTGGTCCTGATTCCTTTGCGCTAGGTGCATCCCCATAAAGCCATTGTCCCAAAGCGCCCTGATCATTCGTAACACGTGAATTAGCTGTAGAATAAAATCGCGACATTGACTGATCTAAATCATAACTGTCCTTAAGGTCGCCATATAGTTGCTTACTGGTGCCTTTTATGCCCGAATTCAACATCTGTGTCTGTTTTTTGACAGCCTTTGTGATGTCATTATTTATATCATAATTGAAACTAGGAGGCGCTGCGAGTCTATCAGGGTCATCGCCAATATCAGTTAACAATACGTTACTCATAGGATTTTTGTAACTAGTTTTATAAAAATCACTTTTATCAATAGTTTCTAAAGTAACCGGATTTACAATCGCATCATTGTATTCAGATGATACAGAACCTTGGGTTAAATTAATAAAGTCTCTGTCAATTTTGAACCCCTCTTTCTTACCATTAGACGACAGACTAGAAACCAATTCTTGTTTCCTTAATTTATAAAGGGAGTAAATAATGCCTAATGTGATTACTCCTATAATCAGTAAATTTATATTTTGCGTAATAAAGAAACCGAGTATAGTCAAAACAATAACAAGTCTGCTAATTGCATTTAGTTTAGTTTCAAATGTTTGATTTTCTAAAGGCCATAATTGTAAAATACTGTTTTTATTGAATAATATTGTGGGTTCATTGGACCAAAATGGAGTTGTCATTATATATATAATTATCTTTTTATTTCTTCTTCTTCTTATCCTTATCCTTTTTTTTAGAAGCTGTTGTCTCAGTTAAAGGCTTTGCTTCGGTTAAAGGCTTTGTTTCGGCCGGAGGCTTTGTTCCTCGTGGTGTTTTTTCTGCCTTCTCTCCTGCGCTAAATATTTTATATAGTTCTTCTTCTGTATAAGCTGGTTTAGAAGCATTCATTGAATTTGTTTCTGTTTTTACAGTTGGACCTGCCTTTGTAGTTGCCCTCTCCTTCATTCTCTCCTTCATCTGAGCAGCCTTCATATTTTTGTTCATTTGTGCCTCCATCGCAGCCATGTTCATCTTTCCTCCCTTACCTCCGAGACCAGGGATACCCATTTGGCTAAACATTTTTTGCATATTATTCATTCCAGGCATTGATTGCATTTTATTCAAAAGATCCATCCCTTCACTCATTAATTCGCTCTCCTTTATCTCTCCTGATTTGATTTTTTCATCTAGTTTGCCTCCAATATTTTTAACCATGCTCATCATTTTTGTAGGATTCTTGAATAGCTGCTTAAACACATCATTTGCATTGGTAGTATTTTCCATATCTAAATTTAGATCACTAGCAGTTTCTTCTGCCAATTCCATCGCCAATTTGCCGAGTTTGCCTCCCATCATCTCCTGAATATGCTTATGAATGTCATCTGCATTAGGCATAGCTGAACCATTTGTTTCAGAACTAGGTTCTGAACTAGTGTCCTCTTCTAAATCTTCTTTTTGAGTTGAATCTGTTTGTTCCTTAGGAAAATCAAATAAATTAGACATATTTTCCATTGTCTCTTGAAGCTTAGATTTAAGTTCGTCTTCATTAATTGCTTCAAATAATTTTGCAGTTTCTCCTAAATCGGAACTGGAATGAACAGAACCAATAACAGCAAACAATGTTAGTTGCAAATATTTCCAGATGGTCTCTCTTGTTTTTTCGCTAATATCATAAGACCATAGTTGCTTAAAAACAATACCGGGTAGAAACTCTGTATTTACTTCAGATTCTTGTCCAAATATTTCCACATTTTTATATAAAATATCAAAAAAACGTTCAGGAAATACTTTTAAACAATGTCTAAATGCTATCTCAGAGCCTTGATTAGTGGTATCTGAACCCTTATCGGTTCCCTTATCGCTGCCCTTGTACCATCTAGAAATAATACCTGAATATTCGGGAAAAGTAATTAAAATATCTCCAACAAAATCATCAATTATTTTATGAAATTCTTCAGGAACTTGTATTTCTTCCAATGAATTAGGTTTATCAGCAGAAGACATTATTTATATAGATCTTACAATAAATATATTTAAGTTAAACTAAATCAAATATATTTTATTTCATTTTAAAGTGAAAAGAGAGAAAAAGATTCTTTAACTCGGTAGAATCTTTAAGACGGAGGTATTAAAGCAGCTATCTTGCACAAATTCTGAATATATTTCATGGTTTTTTGCTGGTTATCTGGATTCATCTGTTTCACAGGGTTTCTTAGTCTATCAATAGACTGCATAATTTGATCTTGATTAGCAGACCTAGTTAAATCGCTTGCATAGTCCTTTTCAATAAAAAAATTAATATCTCCTGCTAGAATCTTATCATTATAAGGAACGGCAACATATTTCATCCAAATTCTGACAATCAGCTTAGGATTGGCTTTTCTAATTGCAGTAAGAGAATTTTTAGCTGTTAAAATATCAACATCTTCAGGAAATACGCTTTGAATATCATTGATAAATTCAACAAAGTGATCATTAAAAATAGTCAATAAGTTGGGGCTATGATTTTGATTTTGAGTTGCAGACATTGTTTATTATCTTAATTCAAGATTTTTCTTTAACTAATTTTCCTTAATTATTTAAAATTGAAATAATTTATCTATTTATTGATTGTAATTATCTATTACTAAATCTCTTATCAAATACTTATACCAAATATAAATGGATTCTTACCAAAAATACTATAATATGATGCAATACATATATTTTGAAGAACATAATTTTCACAACCCGCTATTAGATTCGCTAACAAATGCGGAATATGCTACACATATGGCGGAACCATCTTACATAGTAGTTGTATCATTAATAAAAGTGGTGCCACCAGATTGCATACGAGAGATTTTGCAATATATGGTTTACAAAGATTTTGACTCAGATTTATCTGCAAGAACTGTCCGTCGCCTTAATCAGAGCGTTCTAGACAAAGATTTCGCCCGATTCAAATTCATCTACGACAATGAATACATGCAGCCAACGATATCTAATTGGTTTGAATACGACGACTCCCCGCATTATCACGAGTGGAATTTCTATCCTCTATGTGATTGTTTTGACGACCTTTCAAAAATACATCGGCATTTATTTGTCAATCGCTGTTTTTGCATATATGGGAAACGATATTTAGCTTATAAAATAGTTAATGAAGAGACACTCTTAATAAAAACGGAAGAAACCGAGGTTTGCAAACAAATAAAAGACTACATAATTGCATCAGGTCCGATTTTAATAAATCATCAACCGTTTAAAATATGCGATGAATGGAAATCAGCTGTAAGATATGCAGACGTTCCTTAAAAATCCGAAGTAAAATCTAGTGTCTTTTCCTTATCTAAATAGCCTTTTAAATCAATAAATCCGCCAATAAATCTTGTATCATCAAAAATAATAGGGAATGATCTCCATTCTGTTGAAGCTTTTTTTTCAATAAATTGCAAAAATTCGGCCTTGCATTCTAAAATATATTCGTCACAATTAACCTCCTCGTATTGGAACCCTCTTTCCTTTATCAAAGCTTTTGCCTTGACACAATTAGGGCAGCCACTTTTGCTGTAAACGGTGAATTTGCTTTCCAAAGGTTCTACGAAGGAATCCATATTATACTACAATTATAAATACATATAGTTATTATCTTGTCTTTAAGTTAATAATTATATAATATATATATATTTCTATTTCAAATTTCTCAAAATACTTATTTATAAGAAGTCAGCTCCTGTTCTCTCTTCTTCTGCAAAGATTCAATATTAAGCTCCGAATCCTTTAACTTATCAGATTTGTAATCATGATCATCCTGAGGCAAATGCATTGACAAATTATTTGCATTTTCCAATGACACATAATTATGCATTTGCCTTAATCCTCCTTCCCCTTTGACACTTAATTCACTATCATTTTGATCCAGAAAGCTAAAATTATCGGAAATAATCCCTGAACCAAACCCAAATCCGGAACTAAAACCAAAGCCGTCTAAAAATGCGCTAGGTTCCATATTGTTTTTGGTAGCCTTTTGTACCTGTTTTTCTTGAACAGGCTTCAAATGCTGGTATATTTGGTCGCCATAAACAACACGATATTGCTGATTTAGCAACATAAGCGCAGGGACCTTTGTTACATTCTCCGGCATCACAATTTTCTGCCCGTTTTGCAATATAATGAATATTTTGTCATTCTCCTTAACTCTTTTGTCTATACAAATGAAATGAATGTCTTTAGCCATTTCCGTTTTTGATACAGTTTGCAATAATTTTTTAGATGGTTCACAAAAATTGCTATAATATAAAATACAACTCATTAATTTATCCCAAGTTTTTTACAGTCCGATTTTAACTCAAATCTAGGGGAACTACGTTCCCCTAAGACCCCTCCTTTTATTTATTTCTTATTAGTTTCCTTTATTAGTTTCCTTTTATTTATTTTTACTAAATAAGAAATATAGAAAAAGTATTTAAACAGAAGTTATTACATTTTATTAAACAATGAATACAAATAACTTTACAAATGAAGAACGATATCTCAAAACCGATGATAATAAAATAATTAATGAAAAATGTATACGATGGGTTAAAAAGATGGGCGATTGTTTAGCGGTTTGCAATAAGGCTGATGGATGTACAATATCAAATACACATAGAATTTGTAAATTAAATAATCCTGATAGCTATAACAAGCTGAATAAATACTTCTAGGGGAACTACGGTCCCCTATGACCCCTCCTTTTATTTATTTCTTAGTGGTTTCAGTGGTTTCATAAATAAAGGAGGGGTCATAGGGGAATCTTGGTTCCCTTAGAGGAGGGATCATAAGGGAACCTTGGTTCCCTTAGAAAAAATTGAATTATATTAATATTATTACATTAATAATATTATATCAAACAATATATTAAACATATTTTAAATATTATATATATACTAAACAATGAGCTCATCAAGTAATTCATCAAGTAATTCAAAAATTATAAGTAATGCAACTATTAAAGTTGACGAATTTAAAGAGGAAGGAGATACTCTAACCTTTACTCTTTCCGGAGTGGATTTTAGCTATGCAAACGCCTTAAGAAGAATTATCTTATCTGATATTCCAATTGCTGTGTTTGAAACAACTCCCCATGAAAAAAATAAGTGTAATATGATTATCAATACTACTCGCCTTAACAACGAGATCTTAAAGCAACGTCTTAGTTGCATTCCGATTTGCATTCCCGACCTTGAAATTGACCTAAAGAACTATTTACTTGAAGTGGATGTTGAAAACCGAACTGATACGACAATAGTGGTGACAACTAAAGACTTTATGGTGAAAAACGTGACAACAAACACTTACCTAGATGACAACGATGTGCGTAAAATATTCCCTCCTTACATACCGCCTACAGGAAAAGGCGAATATTTCATTCAATTTGCTCGCCTACGTCCTAAAATGTCGGATGAAGTTCCGGGCGAAAGACTCAAATTCACATGCGAATTTTCAATTTCAACCGCTCGTGACAACAGCATGTTCAATGTTACAGGCACATGTTCATATGGTTGCACTCCAAATCGGGAAGAAATGGTGAAACAATTGGGATTAAGGAGAGCCAAGTGGGAAGAAGAAGGTAAAACAGCTGAGGAAGTTGATTTTGAATCCAGGAATTGGAATCTTTTAGAAGGCCTTCGCTATATTACAAAGGATAGCTTTGATTTCATTATTCAAACAATCGGTATTTATGAAAATACTGATATCATGGTGAAAGCGTGCGATCTTTTAATAAAAAAGATAAATATTCAGAAACAGCTGCTAGATTCAGATGAAATGTCAATTACGCCATCTAAAAGCACACTTGCAAACTCGTATGATATCATTCTGCAAAATGAAGACTATACTGTAGGAAACATCTTGAATTCAGAGCTTTATAGTACCTTTTATCAGCATCACGAAATGCTAGATTATGTTGGTTTCAAGAAAATGCATCCACATGACGATGACAGCATAATTAGAGTCGCTTTTAAGCAACCGAATGCGGGAAAAACAAATGTGAAGGAGATTTTGACAACGGTTATGTATGATGCAGGTAATAAAATTAACAGAATTAGAGGGTGCTTTGATGGCAGTAGAACCACTGCGAATATTTAGAGCCAAAATTGAATTTAATTTACTTTAATTCAATTAAATTCTTTATAAATCTTAATAAAAATATTTTTTTATTATTAAGATTTTTTATATATTTATCTTACTTTGGACCTTCGTTATATCTAGACAGAAAGAGAAAAGTTGAGATGACTCATCATTAGTGTGGGATGGATCTTATTCACATAATTAATAACTACCGTATTTGTTATATGTAGTCCTTTTTCTCTAAGTTCAGTCAAATATATTTCATGGATTTTAAACATATGTGTTTTATATTGCTTACCAAATTCATTTAGAGGCTTCTCTTTTTTGATATAGCACGAAATATAATTTTTATGCAGTGTCTCAGTAAACATATGCACTAGGTCTCTGTATTTAGAGAATTCAGCCTTTGCCTCAGGAAAGAACTTCAAATATTCCGGCAGCTTACCGCTATGTCTTAGCGTCAAATATTGATATTGCAGCTTGGGCTGATTACCCTTTAAATGCCTAACTTGTTCATAAATAGGATTTCTAATTTTGGTTCTTAAATTGGTTTCCTTATTTTTTAAAACAACGCCCATAATATTATATGGGGTGTTAGGAGATGCAAACTTCTCAATTAACTCGCTATAGGTACTGTATTCATGCTTTACAGGGAATAATACAGTTGTTTCAGTCCATCGTCCATGTTGACGAACCAGCTGCATATCCTGAGGATAAACTAAGATTTCATTGTTATTAGTATGTACGATTTCATATACTTCAACAAGGTATAACTGAGGATCTTTTAAAGGAACCACAATGCGATTTAGCGGATGCTGTAGAACAAAACTATAACAAAATTGTTGATTTAGGCTATCTAAATTAAAATTGTTTTTTGCACACGCATCCATAAACATATTATTAAATGATTTTTTTTCAGGGCCTGAGTTCATATAAAATGCATTCTCTGGATCTATTGTGCTGCGCGTCGCAATACGCCACCAGCTATTAGGTCTGTCAAAAAATACATTGATCATTGTACCTTCTATAAAATCCTCTGCGTACACATCATCTGTTTTATGAGGATACATATTCATAAATGTGTCAGCGGCAATTGATTTAGGAGGAGCAAATGATACAACCTTGTTTTGTGAGTTAACAATAACTGATCTTAGTAGCCCATATGTAGGAACTAAATCAAAGGCAAGTAGATCTTTTTTGTATTTAAAAATCTTATAAGTGTTTTCCTTTTTATTAATATCAGTTGTATCAGTTGTATCAGTTGTATCAGTAGGTCCGAATGGTTTAGTATAATAATTGGTTACACTAAAATAATTAGATTCAGAATCGGCGGATAAAAACCCTAGAACATTTGATAAAATATGAGGTGATTTTAACTTATTAGTTTGCATTCTTTGTTGTTATAATAGTTAGCAATATGTCTTTAAATTAATATTGATAATTATTTAACTCAATATTAAGTAATAATAATATAGATAAAAATTTCTATTATAAATATAAGACAATGTCAGCTGATCCAAATGTTTCAAACGTTCCAAGAGACATTAGTCAAGAAAGCGCAATTAAACCAATAGAAACAATATTAGACGTACCAGAAGGAGAAAAAGAAATAAAGGAAGTAAAAGAAATAAATGAAGTATTAGAAGAAGAGGAAGAAGAAGCGGTGAAAAGGGAAGTAAACGAAGATACTGTTACAATTACCTTAAAACTAGGCGACATTATTGAGTTTGTAGCGCCAAATAATGAAATGCTTAATGCTCGCACTTTTATGATTGAATATATAGATCCTTCTAAAATCAAATTAGTCAATGCGGATTCATTTCAAAAAATGCAATTAATAATTGATAAAGATGGTCAAATTGCAGACAAAACTATTGTAGAAATTATTTTACTTAGTCGTAATGAAAATGAAGGGTATGCGAGGCAAAATGATTTACTTACAGGCACCTGGATTAACATTTATTTTGGCGGAGACATTCCTGCTATTATCACAGGTCTTATCACAGATTTAGAAAATGATATGATTGAAGTTAAAACTATGGATAAAGAGACAATTTATATTGATTTCGGATATCAAGGCATTCCAGAGGATATTCCTATTGAAACATTTGAAATACGACCGCCTCCTGCATCTGAAACAGACGTTCCTGTAGAAGACGTTCCTGAAAAAGAAGTAAAAGAAGGAGAAGGAGAAGAAGACGTTCCTGTAGATGAAGGGGTCTTAGAAGATATAAAAGAAATAGTACCCATCTTTATTCCAGAGCAGCAAATACGCCAAAAAATTTCACGATTAATTATTGATGCAGACCAAATTGAATTTGGTGATATTGTTAAGGTTCATGAAACTGTCAATATAGATAGAGAAAAATACAGATACAATATTGAATCACAGAAAAATGACTTGTTGGAAGAAATGATCTCTAATATTCCCAGTGCAAAGCGCAGTAGTAATGTTTTAAATAATTTGCATATAATGATTACACGTTTTACTCAATTACGTGAATTATCATCTACATTTGACGCAAATCATAATATAACAGGTATTATCAAGAAATCTGCCGAAGACAAGCCTCTAGCAGACTACTTATCATCCTTTAAGAATTCTTTGTATTGGATAATGATGGTTGCAAAAAATGTGAAAAAAACATACGCTCTTGATAAAGACAATTATTATGAAAAAATCGGAGACATTGAAATCATCCCAGAGAATCAAAATTTCCTAGAAATGTCGCAACTATTCCGAAATTACAAAACAAATGAAGGAATTGAAGGACAAAATAAGTATGTTGAATTGTATAACTCTTTAAATAGATATACAACACCCTTTTCTGGAGAAAATCCAGATGCGTTAGGGTCTATTTTTAGTCCCGTAAATGGTAATGGGGTCATTGTAGAAGCACAGATAGCATCTGATTTAAACGTTATTATAGACAATTTGGGCGAGCTATATTCCACTGTAGTTTCTAGAGGTAACGAAACAAGCCGTAGATTTATTATACAAAAATACAATTTGGGTTTAGACAGATTGGAGTCCAACGGTCTAAAAGGGAAAAAAGAGGCATTTTTTAGGGTTAAAATGACAAGAAATGATGATATTGCAATTACTTCTATTTTGACATTGCCCGAACCTACTGTCCGTTTTTCACAAGTAAATTTACCAGGTTCAAGCATTTTAGTAAAAGCGAATCTTAATATGCATTTTTTGAATTACTGGCAGCTTTTAAAACAGAAAACAAAGATTAATCCTGTCAAAGTTACTGGTCTAGACACTGACATTGAATATACTGATTCCAATTTTGTGGATAATATTAAAAATTACATGTTGGATCTTTCTGAGTCTGAGTCAGATCCTTCTAAAAACCTTACCGACAAGCTTACTGACAAGCTTTCAAACGTGGATATTTATAATAAGTTTCTCAAAATCGTCATCCCTAAAATCGTGGTATTATTCAATTTAGTTAAAAAATATATCAAGGGTAAGCTTTCCATGGTTGATCTAATAGGGTATATAGAACCATTTCTAATCTATCCTAGCGACCTAACATATGTGAATTACAAAGAGATGAGTCAATTTATTCAAGACAAGATTCGCGAATATAATGCTAAATATGCAGAATATAACAGATCTTTCTCCGTCATTAGAACAATTAAGTCCGATATTAGTGCGTTCAATCCTATTATTAGCATTTTAGATAATTATTATGATATTAAACTTAATGTCTTTGGAGCATATAATATTAAATCGCCTAACCAATATACAAAGACTGATTTATCATTTTCTACTTCTGAAAATCTAAAAAAAATACTTATGGGTGATCAAGGCAAATTATTTAACACAGCTGTTATTTTTTCCAATTTAGCATTGATGTATCCCAATGAACTAAATCCCATTTTTGACCTAGATAAAGAAAAACTAAGGGAACGTATTGATGCATCCAGAGCAAACAATAAATGTGCGTCTCATATTGTAGCTAAAAAGTATTTATCAATGGAAAAATTGATGTCTGATAATGGTAAAGTGATTTATTTTGATAGAGACTATGATACAACAGATTATGAAATTATTGATAAAAAATTTAAAGAAGAACGTGCTCACTTAGATGATGAAGAGCTGCAACTATATATTACAGAAGAGTTCAAAAGTAAGGATAAATTGGATGAATTTGTTGCCTCATATATGGCCGAAACGCTTGTTAACCGAGCTAAAAAGGTTATTGATGGGCAATATGCTATTATTAAAAAAATTCAAAATGAATCTATAGCTGAAAAAGCGGACGATGTAACACGCGCTGAATTAGAATATTATATTCGGCAAAATGATGAGTGGATTTTAGCAGAGGATATTGATCCTAAATGGTTTATCCAGGATAATGATATATTGTGTAATATTCAAACAGACTGTTTATATAAGAGCAGCGATAAGGCTGATGCTAAGGACGGTAAATGTGAATCAACAGAAACTACAAAGAATACAATGATTAACAATGCATTAAAAGACATAATGAGTCAATTTGATAACAAATATAACATCTCAAAAGATGCTCTTACTGATCAGATTAAAAAGCATTTGGAATATTATGAAAACTCGCTTACTCAGTTACAGCTAATAAAACAAGATATCTTCTATAAATATAACACATTTAAATACAATATTGGTCTGCAAGTTTCTGAAACAAATGCTGCTGCACTTGCTGCAGTTTCTCCTTACACTAAGCTAAAAGACTTAATTGTTGGACAATCTGATTTTATTAAAAGACAAACAGATATCCTTTTATTTGTAAACAAATTTTGCCGTCAAGGAGAATCTAATCTTGTCAACGTTCATGATGGAGAGATGGAGAGTTTCTGGTGGATGTATTGCATTGAAACACATACTAAATTAATGCCTACATTTAGATACATGCTTGCGAAAAAATTTATGAAGGATCCTAGTAACTATAATTCTGCCTTATCTAAACTTATAAAGGAAATTGGAAAGGAAAGTGCTAATGGGGATGCTTGGGTTGATGTTAACAGTGGAGAAGTTATATGCGATATTGAATTTGAAACCGATGAAGGTTATACAGGCAGCTTCAAAAATGTTAGCAGATCTATTTTAGAGCAAGATCAGAATGATGTAATAGCAGAAAAACGTGGTAAAGAAAAGGAGCGAATTGAAAAGGAGCGACTGGGTGCTGTTAAAACACGATTGTCTCCTGAGGGTGAAATGGTTTCAGGTATTGTTTCTTTTATTTCAAACACAATGGGCATTGATTTAGATAGGTCGCGTGATTTTATAGTAAAAATTGTCACTGAACTAATGACAGATGTAAAAGTAATTGAAAGTGAGGCTGCTTATAAAGAGCGTGAAAAGGAAGCCGTTAAAAAAGGTAAAAAGTTGCCTGAATACACAATAGTTCACAGTTCCACTCTTTTATACCTGACTCTTGGTACAATACTTATTAGTATTCAAACTAGTATTCCTTCTGTAAAAACAAGAAAAACATTTCCAGGATGCGTTAGATCATTTAGTGGATTCCCTTTTGAAGGTGAAGGCGACGATTCCGGATTAAATTACATAGCATGCATTGCTTTTAAGCATAGAAATCCCAATATAGTTCCATGGAATGTTCTATCTAAGGTAAAAGAAGACAAGATTGCAGCTACTATCAAAGTATTTACAATACGATATTTGATTCCTTATGCCGAAATTGACCAAAAAATGAAGGACAAAGTGGAATATTTGCTTTTAAACGCAGAAACACCAGAAATTCCAATAGAGCATTCATTTACTAAATGGTTGCAATTTCTGCCTCCATTAAGGCGATTCCACATTAAAGGCCTTGAAAATATTACTGATGGCTTTAAGGAAGAGCTTGAAAGAGAAATACGTACTGGCAGTTTGAAACAACACGAAAAGCTATTTGTTATTCAATCAAAGATAATTAAATATTCACTAGCAATTCAGGAAGACATACAAAAAATAGTGGAAACAAAGGATATGCTATTAAAGGCATCAGGGCATCCTTTTATGATTAATGCATGTTGTAATGAAAACAGCGCTGCTACCTTAACCGCATTGCAATATTTTATTGCAGAAAATGCGAATATTGACGTTAATAATAAGATTGTCAGAGACTTAGGTGCATTATTAAAGGATTATAAGATTTTAACTGATTCGGCTACTATGGTCAGCGAAGTAAATACAAAACGTCTGTTTCCCAATGTTTCAACTGACTTTGATGAAGAAACTATATATCGTGCTTTTATTGATTTATGCAATTTTCAAACAACCATACCTTTAACTGAAGATTTGCTCGCTATTTGCAAGTCTAAGCCTGATTTTTTGTCAAAGGGGGATTCTATTAAAGAAAAAATAGAGAAGTTGAAGCGCAATGATCGCAAATACTCTAATGAAATGTTTTTACGTTTATTTCAGATCGTGAGCAGACATAATATTATAAATATTTCTCTGTCATATGCTAATACGAGCTATCCGGAATCATTAAGGCGTTTAATAGCTAAATTTGACGAGCAAAATGAACCATTTATAGCTGGTCCACTTAAACAAAATCTGCTAGGATTACTTGACACCTACGATTTGTCTATCCAAGATGATACAGATGAAATGACCAAATTTAAAAACTATCTTGCAAAATCCAATGAAACAATGCGCAAAGAATTGCTGGACTTTATCAAGCGAAAGAGTAAAATCAGTGGTCAAGAGATGAAACGTGTTACAAAGGCTGTAACCGAACTAACTGTATGGGATTTTGATGTCAATCAGAGAAATATTAATATGAAAATATCGGATGATGGAATGTATAATTATATCAACTTCTTTAAGAACTTCATTTCCCTTTTTTCCACGGTTTTTCCTGAAATTATTATTAAAAAAGAGTCGCATGCGTTTGATGCACCTGATTATTGGGGTTTCACGATGAGTCATAATAGAGAACTAAAGGAATCAGTGGAGTCATTTTACGAGCCTTTGTTACCATTTTTTGGTAACGTAAGCGTTGAAAATGTGGTTACAGAAATACAGCGAAGATGTGAATCTGTCTTGTTACTTGCTGAAGTAACTCCTGCTCTAACTAACATTAAAATTGGCGACAAGGAAATGTATTCAGTATTTGATAAGAGGACAAGTACTTTGATTTTTGAGTATTATATCTTGCAAATTTTGAATGAGTATATAGTGCTAACGAAAGATCCATCGCTAATTAGTAGGATGCTCAAGATACCGGATGTGGAAGCACCATTATATAGTTCAGATTTTTTAGTAGACCAGCAATTACGATACATGGAATCAGAACAGCAATATATTGAAGGAGATGTCAGTAAATTGCAAGAAAGCATTGCCAAATTATTGGCAGCATATATTTCAATAATGAGCAGTTCAAAGGCGACAATAAATAAATCTTATGAAAAAATAGAAGATGTAATCTTTAAATTGAAGGAAGCTGAAAAATACACTTTTACTGATAGATTAAAGGAAATGACTGAGGAGCTAAGAGCAGTGGATATGGTTAAAAAGGCAAACAAAATTGGTGTTTGGGAAAGGGGTGTACAAAAGGGACTCAAGCAATATGATCCGGAAACGTATGAGCATGATAAGGAAGTGGCTCAACAAATTGCTGAAATGCAAAATTCTTTGCGTTTAAATGGTGGTAATATGGATATGGATTTACAAATGGAAGACGCTTTAGACGAAAAGGAGGCGCAAGATTTCATAGATATGGATGAATTGAGGATGGAGGATATTGGAGAAGATTATATGGATGGGGATCCGTATAATGATGAATATGATGAGGAATAAATTTATTTAAAAAAAGGACTTAAAGAACCAAATATATATATTTAAAAAAAGGACTTAAAGAACCAAATATATATATTTAAAAAAAGGACTTAAAGAACCAAATATATATATTTAAAAAAAGGACTTAAAGAAAAAGACTTAAGAAGAAACTTGAAGAAAAGGACTTAAGAAGAAACTTAAAGAAAAGGAGGGATCATAAGGGAACCTTGGATTATGCTTCGCTGTCCCTTAATAATAATATTACATTATTTTAGATTAGAATATAACAATGTTAAGATCATTTATAAGAAATAACATACCATTAGCATCCATTTTTATATTTATCATTATATTTGGGCTGATACAATTTATAAAACCTGATTTTTTGTATAAAAAAGATGGAAGCATACGTGAATTTGGAGTTGGTTATAAAAACAAAACTATTATGCCAGTTTGGCTGTTTTCTATTATTTTAGGAATTTTATCATATGTTGCAGTGTTATACTATCTTACCTATCCCAAAATTATTTAGATTTTATTTAGATTATCATCTGATTTTGATTTAGAGACGTCCGTTATTTGCAGCATAACTATTAAATACTATATACTTTGTTATTGGCGACAGCTTTAGAACTGCAAAGCTTTGATATTGACTCCTTGACCTAATAATTTTATCAAATAGTATTTTAAAAATCCTGTATTTTCTGGAAGTGCAAATAATTTGACGCATATATTGACCACTTCTGCATTTATGGTAACCGGTGTATTCTAAAATAATATTTGTGATTTCAGTTGGTAAGAATCGTGCTAGAATTACGGACATTGTTATAGATATTTTAAGTGCTTTATAAGATAAGTTTTAAAGAATAATTTATATTTCTAATCTATAGAAAATAAATTATTCAATTTTTTAGGGGAACGTAGTTCCCCTAAAAAATTGAAAAATACTTTTTATACCTTATAAAAAGTATTTTCTTATACTATCAAACTTTTAAAATGCAAACAAATAACAATAATACTACTAATAACAATACTTCTACTAATATATTTGATGATGCCTGTGCTGCAAATGAAAAGAATTTCATTGAGGTTAGATGCGGATTACCTGATATCTTAATTGAAGAATGGAAAAAGGCAAAAGAAGAAGAGGAACCAGAAGAAGACGGCATAGTTTACACTGGAGGCTTTATAAACGGTAAAAAACATGGTTACGGTTGGCTCAGATATGCATCTGGGATAAAATATGAAGGCGATTTTGTTGATGGTAAGAGACATGGTAAGGGTAAGCTTACATATCTCGATGGTTCCTTTTACGAAGGAGACTTTGAAAATGATATACGAATTGAAGATTTAGAAGAAGAGGAATCAGAAGAAGACGAACTAGCCAAATTAAACGAATCGTACTCTAGAATGTTACAAGCAGAATCAGAAGAAGGCGTGGAAGAACAAATTTGTTATAATGTCTGCATTACTTGCGGCAACAAAAGCGAATCTCACACTATATTCTGCAAGTCAGAATGCGAATCAGAGTTCTTGAATAAGAAAGATAAAGAAGAAAACGAAGAAAAGGAAGAGTTAATGCTATTGGAAGACCTAGAATTTGAAGATTTTGCGGAAGACCTAGACGCAGAAGAAGAACATTATGAATATATAACCAGCTGTTTATACTGCTTAGATAAAATTGAAGAGAATACAGGATTTTGCAATTCGTATTGCTATAAAAAATATCAGAGTCATCATTCAGACATATCTTCAATCTATAGAAGATTTTAGAATATAGTGTAGATTTTAGTATAGAGTAATATAGAGTAATATAGATTTTAGATAGTAATAGATTTTATATAATTAATTATTTTTTATTCACTAGATTGTGCCGCTTGTGCAGCTGCAGCTTTTTCTTCTGCAGTTTTCATTGCAGAATTTTGTAATGCTTCGCTATTAATATATTCATTATAATTTGACTTAATGGATTGAACATCTCTTAGACAGCCTTTTGTTGCTAAATTATAATAAACAATAGAAGACACTAAAATAGCAGTGTAAATATACCACATTGCTTCACCAACATTGTCTCTTGTTACAACTAATGCTAATAGTTTTTCTTTATTTTCTTTGTTTTCAAACATATTTGCTTTCATTAAAGGTTGTAATAAATTCCATATTTTTTCAAAATTATCAGGATATATTTGATTTATTAACAGCGCTTTATTACCAAATATTTTCAATATAGCCTCCGCTGCTTCTGATACTTGCTCCTTTTTTACAGGATCATCCGTTTTTTCAATTGCATCTCTTATATTTGTATCAATTAGCATAGTAGATAGAAGTTCATTTGATTCTGACGAGACCATATAATACCCAACTACATCTGAAAATACTGTTTTAAATCCAGGATATGCGCTTAGTGTAGCAAGTATAACAGCAAACATTAGTGTCCAAGGAATAAACGTATTTAATGCTGCGGATCCTACATTTTTAGCTGCATCTCCGCCACATTTATCAATCAAATATATAACATTTAATATAAATTGTGTTACGATGACAACTAAAAAATATATTGCTAATCTAGGCCTACATTCAGTGTAGTAAGAAATTAAGTCATCTTCTTCTAATTTGTTAGTTTGACTGTTTAAATATAGCTCTGGTTTGCCAAAAATAGGAACAGATGAAAAATAGAAGATTGTTATAAATATAAATAAGATGATACTAATTTGAGATATATCCATATATAGATAATTGGTATAATTTATTTTTGTTTTTTACAGAAATAAATTATAAGTGGTATTTATTAGTATTACATGAATTATGAACCCAGTTATTCTAAACCTATTTTAACAGAACCTGGAATTAAGTATTTCTTAAATGAAACATTAAAACAATGTCATCAATTTAAAGAGAAGTATAACAACTATATGTTTAATATAGGTATTTTAATAACATTTTTTGTGATATTAGGAGCAATATTGCTTTACAAATATAAGGGTAAATTAACTCCCGAAGAAGTAGAAGAGAATGAGCTTGTCAAAAAAAGGTATATTTTGTCTAAAATCAAAAATTATCAGGATGCAAAGATACGATCGCAGCAGGAATTAATAACTGGGCTTCCGCACTGGGAATAACGCTTTAGCATTATTAACTTTTACAAAAGTTACAAAGGTTGTAAAAGTTATAAATTATTTTTCAAAGAATAATATAAATATAATTTATAATGAGTGATAGTAATAATTCAAATCCTGATGAAAACGATAAATCAAATGATATAAATGAAAATCCTCTAGCAAGTCCTGAAGCAAGTCCTGAAGCAAGTTCTGAAGTCAGTTCTGAAGTCAGTTCTGAAGCATCTCCTGCTAAAAGCCCTGAAAAAAGTATTAATAAAAGCCCTGTATCAATACGATCCGTATCTGAATCTGCATCTGAATCCGCTGATCCAGCTGAAGTAAAAGAAGCCTTAAATGAATTTTACAGGCTTAAATCTAAATATGAAACCATATTTTACGATAAATATGTGAAACCAATTGTTACAGCCAAATCAAAAAGCAAAAGAGAGAAACGTGTTAATTATTCTAAACTACCAAAACCGGAGTGTGTAAATTGTAAAAGAAATGTTGGATCTATTTTTACTATTAAAAGTGATGCAAATGATTTTAAACGTTTGTTTACTGCAAAATGTGGTGACCTTGCAGATCCATGTCCGTTTGACATAACTCTTGAAATAGCAGATAAGCAGCGTATGGATAAGGAGGCCATTATATTTAATAAAGAGTTAAATGATCTTAAAACAGAAATAGTCAAAGGAAAAAATGAAATGATGTTTGGTTATATAGAACAAAATAAGGCTGTAGCAGTATTTAATATAAATACAGAGGAGCTTAAAAATAAGACAGAGATGGCTGGATATATTATTAATACAAACATTACAATTAATGATAATCCTAAGACTACACAACTACTTAAGCAATTGGAAACCGAATTTGGAGAAAATCTTTTGCTTCCATTTAAAGGCATGATTAAGGAATTTAATGAAGGTATAGGAGACAGATCTAAAATGCTGGAAGCTATTACTTTTTATAAAGACGAGATGATGCCGAAACTTTCTGAAATACAGAGGCTCAAGTATAAAACTGATTTTGTAGATTTTAGATCTGTTGCAGAAACAAAGGAAGAGACTGACTTATATTTTTTGGTTCAAAGAAAGAATAGTTTAGAAAGTTTAGAATTTAATTTTTTCAGTGAAGATAAAATTGTAGCAAATGTAAAAGGTGTATATGAAGAGAGAAGTGAAAGTAGCAAAACTAGACGAAATCGCGAAGCATTAGTTAGTCCAAATAATAGTACTAGAAAGAAAAGACCGTTAGTTGAATTAGTAGAGGAAAAAACAGTAGATTTTGGTTCAGAATCATCAGAATCTGTTTTAGAAGCATCACCAGCCGAATCTGTAGCTCCAAATGAAGAAGAACTTTATAAAAAGGAATATGATGATATTTACTCGCGCTTATCTCCGAAATACAAGAAAATATTAGCTGAAGATGAAGCCTGGTTACAAAAAACAATGGACAGTTTTATTAAATTTAATAAACTAAAGAGGGCAGGAAAGACGCCGTATGGAGCAGATAGAGAATTTGTGCACCCAGATGGGCTTTTATTGCCTCCCACACAAGTTAGTGAAGATCACTACGATTACGGTCATCCTGTTTATAATCAAATCTTAAATCCTGATAATAATATTGCAGACCCAATACAAGTCAGGGTGCTGCAAACATATTTAGAGCCTAGTCTAACAAGTAAAGCAGCACCCGGTTCCGAATATAAACAATATTTATCAACATTAGCTGATATAGTTTCTAATATAGTTGGATTTACAAAAGGAATGTAAAAATCAAAACAAGTTTTAGGTTACAAGTTTTAGGTTACAAGTTTTAGGTTACAAGTTTTAATCATGATTTATGATGAATATATTCTATCAACATTATTTATAAGTAGTAAGTAATGTTTGAATCTATAACTAAATATATATCTATACCAGTGTTTTTAAGTAGTTTTATTATAGGTTTATTTTGTATTTATATAATCGGCGCGGAAATAAAGGTTATCTATAAATATCCGTCGCCGGATAATTACAAAGACCTAGTATATAAAGACAAGAGTGATCAGTGCTTCCAATTTAACCCAACTCCTATTAATTGTCCTATCAATCCGTTATCTATTAAGACAGTTCCTATACAATAAAGGATAAAGGAATCCAAATTTTGATATATTATATAAAATATTGGTATATTATATAATGTATCTATCTAAATTTGTTCACAGCACAACAGGCAGATATATGATGTCTATATTGCTTGGAATAGGCTTAGCAACTATTTTTCGTCAAACATGTATTGGCGATAACTGTGTTAAATATAGTGCTCCTCCGGTTGAGGAAATTGATGACCAAACATATAAATTTGATAAAAAATGCTATAAAATGGCTCGTTCTTCTATAAGTTGTGATCCTAAAAAGAAAGTATATTCTTTTGAATAAAACTAGGTTACTCGTTTCCCTTAATAAGACCGCGTTTTTTACAAAAATAAGACCGCGTTTTTTTATTAAACATTGTATCTTTAGATAATATATTATCTAATGGCCGACAACAATACAACCAGTATCCACGATTTGCCGACTGATCCTGTAGCAGGTGGCTCCATTGGTGGAGCTAATATATCCATGTCTATTAACGAAACAAATAATGGACTAAATAATGGGCTAAATAATGGACTAAATAATGGACCAAAAGGTCTAAGTCTTGACCAGACTACTATTAGCCAAATTGTCAATGGGCTTCAGCAAGCCAGTATTGCAGGCGCCACTATGCTTCCCAGTCGCGACATTCCTCAGACGACACACGCTATTGCAAGTGATCCTCAAATACAAGCAAATTATGTACCTCCTTCATCAAACGATGATTATATTGACGATGATTATGATAATGAAGAAACAATTCATAATTATAGCAGGAAAAATGATGTAAAGAATTCTTTAGATTCTATTTATGACGAGATACAGACGCCCCTTTTATTAGCTATTCTGTATTTTTTGTTTCAATTGCCCATCATAAGAAAAACATTGTGCAAATATATTCCTTTGTTGTGTAACAATGATGGGAACTACAATATTAACGGGTTAGTTTTTACGAGCGTTATATTTGCTCTCATTTTTTTTGCAGCAAATAAAACTATTAGTATTTCAACTATTTAATTGGTTGAATTAATGAAGAATTGAGGAAATACAAACTTTTTAGTATTAAGAACAGGTAGCTTCAAAAAGAATAGTCCTAAAACAATCAAAAATATACCAAAATATTTCCAAGGATCATCAAAACCTTCGCCTAAAATAACAATCGCTGCAATTGATTCTACTAAGGCGCTAAGACCATCCCAAGCTGCGTTAACAACAAGCACTTGAGAACCTTGTAATGAACGTATTAATGAATAAATGACGCCAATGTAGCCAATTGTGCCTACAGCAAAATTAGTTAGACCACCTTTATCTGCGAATTTTTTATAGCCAAAGTCTCCGACAATCTCTGTAAGAATTAATAACGAAATATCTTGATAACTCATTCCACCTTTAATAAAGGTGGAGCCAAAAAATTTGCTAATTTAATATAAGGTTATAATGAAATAAGAGCCAAAAAATTTGCTAATTTAATATAAGGTTATAATGAAATAAGAGCCAAAAAATTTGTGTATTTAATAAAATATATAATGAAGTATATGCGAATTTAATAAATATCTAAGGGAGCCATTTGAATAACTTTTTATTTGTTTTTGTTTTTGTTTTTGTTTTCGTTTTCGTTTTCGTATTACCTTTTTTAACTGTTTTATTCAGAGGTTTTATACGTTTTATAGATTTTACAGCCTTAGTAGCTTTAGCAGGTTCATCATTTGTATCTAAAGGTCTATATCTCAAAAACCACTCATCGTATTCTTCTGTCCCTTTTTTACCCTTTAGTTCAATGAATTTTTCGGCCTTTTCTGCTCTCATCTCTTCCACTGTTTCCTGATGTCCCATACAATTAATACTAAATCTTTTTAGAACCCCCTTTTGTTCTAATCGGTTCTTCTCTTGTACCTCAAATAGGTATTTTGACATGCACAAAATACGATCTTTATCATAATATGGTCTATTAGTGTATAAAAATGCTAAATAGAAACTCAACATAGTGTCAATAGTTGCTATTTTGATATCGTAACCGTCAACCTTAACAATATTGTAGCTATGGCATGCTAAAGGCTCATATATTAAAACCACTGTATCTTTGCCAACTCTTATTTCATAATGTGGGGCGATAATTTCACCTACTGGCGGTCGTTTTATTATTTTCACATTTTTGATATTTATGTCAGTTAATCGCTCCTTTACAATTTGAGCAGCGATTAACGGTTCTTCAGATAACACATCAAAGTCAGGAATTTTTTCCAATTTTTTCTGTAAATGGGGAGGCATATATTGCGAATAAAGAGACAATGTGTAACCTCCAAAAAATACCGCACCCTGATCAACCAATGTGTTGCGAATATTTTCATAGATTTTTTCAGATTCGTCTGGGTTAGCCATTGTTCGTTGAAAATCTATATGTTCACATTGTTCTGCTGCAAGAGGATAATGTTTGTTTAACAATGTAAGACGCTTTAATACTTTTTCCCAACGCGACACGTCGCCTCGGGGACGAGATAGCTCTAAATACATTGCCATACGCAGCAAATTAGGTGGCGCACATTGGACGCCATTAATTTTTACAGTGTCTCTCTTTATTGCGTTAAATAGCTCCTTTGGCATATGAGTTATGTCTGCAACAGGAATAAAATTAACGTAGACTTTGTATGTGCCATGATGTTGACCGGACTTCGCTTCCACTTCTACAAATCCTTCTTTAATGTAAATATCTACTAGATCTTTTGCGTCATTTAATGCATTAGATGAATAGAAATCTAAATCAGGAATTTCAATGTCCCTGTTATAAAATTGGTCGCTTTTGGGTAAAAGGCGATTAATACTTTCTCCCCCGTAAATGATGAGTTGCTTGGAACGAATAAAGTTTTCAACAATTGCTATAATTCGCTTAATTTCGGGAGAATTTGCAACTTGCTTTCCTTGAATTTCCTCGGCTGTATCTACTGCTTGACGCAAAATAGCGAGCTCACAATCGCTAAAATTTAGACCCTTGCATACACCATTTCCATTTTTTCCTTTTTTTCCCTCACTTCTCTCTTTTTCTTCTTTTTCTTCTTTTATTTCTTTTCCCTTCATTTCATTCTTCCAGTATTTTCCTTTGTTTTTCTTGCTTCTCATATATATATTATATACATATTATGCTTTTTTGTCTTTAATGTTTTCGCTTTTGTTCATTATTTGGCTCCACCTTTGATTTATTAGGCTTTTAGCCTAATAAATAGAAAGGTGGATTAAAACTTAAGTGTCAAGTTTCCAGGTATACTTAATTTTTTCGTTCTTGTTTCAAATGATACCTTGGGATCTTGTGGAATTGGATCTGCTATTTGTATAGCCTTATATCTCAAATTTTCTGGTTTTAGAACAAATGCATGTCCATCATCATCAAAGAATACATTGTTTTCCTCTACATTTGAATCCACTGTTTGATACCTTAGGCCTAGTAGTTGCACCCCATATGCTCTCATTAAAATAGAGCTTGGGCATGCTGGACTAGCTCCTTTATCGGGTAAACCTATTGTTAAAGCTAAAGAATTATATCTTATTAATTCATTCATATCTGGCGTGTATTTTATATCATGATATCTCAAACCTCTCATTTGTGCTGTACTGCTAAGCATATTTACATATTCATTAAATTTCAGATCTAAAAAGGTTTTATTGGTTCCATCAACAATCATAACTACTTTTCCCATTAATTCTTTTAGTTTAACTTCTGCCAAGTTTTTAATGCTATAACTGTAATTTGTTCCTAGAAGCCGACCATTTGTCTTAGTAAATCCGTCTAATAAACTTGTTAGTTTTTCAAACATTTTTACGTTGCTGCTTTTAATACGAAGATGGAGTATTATCGGGTCTCCTGCATTTGGTGCAGTAGAACTTGTGAAAGCGGTTGTATCTAAAACATTCAATACTTCACTAAATAAAACATAATTAAACGTTTCTTTTACGCAATTATTGTCACTTGTAGTTGTTGCTACAACTGGTTCATCATTGATTGAAAATATCTCAAAATCCAGACCTCTTACTCCCTGTTTTAGTAAACTTTTTAATACACATGTATCTACGTAATCGTTTTTATAGTTTCCACCTGAGCATGCATTATATGCTGTTTTAACATAAAAATCTCTTAGAGTAAAATCCAGTATTTTTGAGTCTATTACAGTACTTATCTTACCATTTAGTTCTCCATATATTTCATTCATCATTTTACAGTCTCTCTCTCTTAAACCCTTTGAAAATATAGAACCAGTATAATACAAGTAAACCATAATTGCCATTAAAAGAATTATTATATTTAATACTGATAATGCAAATACAGCAGTTGAATCATTCATATTTCTAATATTTTCAAAAATACCTGACAATGGTTTTATTTCTATTTTGGGACTTGTATCTGACATATTTATATATTAAGTATAATAATATATAAATAGTTAAAAAAATAATATGTTATTACTATAATATATTAAAATGGCAGGTGGATTAATGCAACTTGTAAGTCAAGGACAACAAAATCTTATTCTAAATGGTAACCCAAGTAAGACATTTTTCAAAAGTGTGTTTGCGCAATATACCAATTTTGCTCTACAAAAGTTTCGTGTTGATTTTGAAGGCTCTAAAACTTTGCGTCTAACAGAACCATCAACGTTTACATTCAAAATACCTCGTTATGCTGATTTGTTAATGGACTGTTATTTATCGGTTGTTTTGCCGAGCATTTGGAGTCCTATTTTGCCGCCACAGGATCCTTCGTTAAATAATCCAGACACTTTGAATGTCGGTAATTTGGAATGGGTTCCATATGAGTTCAAGTGGATTCAGAATTTGGGTGCTAAAATGATCTCAAAAATTAGCATTAGTTGCGGCAACTATACTCTTCAAGAGTATTCGGGTGATTATTTATTGGCTGCAGTTCAGCGCGATTTTAATAATAATAAAAAAGCATTATTTGATGAAATGTCAGGTCATACAAAGGCGCTAAATGATCCTGCTAACTCTGGTTCTCGTGTTAATTCGTATCCAAATGCATATTATGATAGCTCTCTGGCTGGACCAGATCCATCTATTCGTGGCCGTATTTTGTATATACCGCTTAATAATTGGTTCGGTCTAAAGAGTCAAATGGCATTTCCATTGACATCCCTTCAATATAATGAGCTTCATATTAATGTCACATTGCGACCAATTAATGAACTCTTTATAATACGTGATGTATTTGATTCAGTCTATAATTATCCGTATATTGCTCCAAATTTCAATCAATGGTACATGCAATTTCACCGCTTTCTGCAGCCACCACCAGATGTCTCCATAGCTATTGATTCCTATACAGATACACGCACTCTTTGGAATGCGGATGTGCATCTAAATTGCACCTATTGTTTCTTGTCAAACGATGAGGAGCGTATTTTTGCATTAGGAGAACAAAAATACTTGATTAAACAGGTTAATGAACAGCAGTTTTTCAATGTAACTGGTCCTAATAAGATAAAACTAGATTCGCTAGGAATGGTTCCAAATTGGATGTTCTATTTTCAACGAAGTGATGCTAATTTGCGCAACGAGTGGTCAAATTATTCTAATTGGCCTTATAATTATATGCCTCAAGATGTCCTACAGGCACCCGCATTAGGAAGCTACATTGTTTACGGTCTTGATATTAATGGTAATGTTGTAGAGCAACAAATCGGTCCCGGAGTAAACCCTAATAATACTTTAACAGGGCTTGTAATAACACCTACATATACTGCAGAAAATGAGAAAAATATTTTGGTTAATATGGGGATTGTTTTGGACGGATCATATAGAGAAAATGTGCAGCCGTCGGGTATTTTCAATTACATTGAAAAATATACTAGAACCAGTGGAAACGCTCCTGAAGGGCTGTATTGCTATAATTTCTGCATTAATTCCAGTAATACCGATTTGCAGCCATCAGGAGCGATAAATATGAGCAAATTTAACACTGTAGAACTGGAATTTACAACAATTACGCCACCTTTGGATCCTCTTGCTCAAACACTGGTTGTTTGTGATCCACAAACTGGAACCGTTATTGGCATTAACAAACCAACATGGCGTATTTATGATTATAACTTCAATTTGACGCTATTTGAGGAGCGTATAAATCAGTTGATATTTATTGGCGGCAATTGTGGGCTGGCTTATGCTACTTAGATTTGTGTATCTTTCTTTCGTTTCTCTTTAAGTCCTTTTTAAACAAATAATATATATCAAAAGGACTTAAAGTATTTTATAGTTATATATTATTATGGACCCTGACTTGGCAACGGAAAAAGAGCAAGCAACAGAAAAGAGCGAACGTTATTGCAACAAATGTGACTTTACATGTCACAAAATGAGCAGCTGGTTACGGCATATTTCAACAACAAAACATAATAAAAATACACCTATTGATAAAAAACAATCATTTATTTGTTCATGTGGTAAACAATATTCCGATAGAAGTGGTTTATGGAGACATACTAAGATATGTGTCTCTATTTTAGATTCAGATGAATTAAAAGAAACAGAAGCTTTAGAAGAAAAACCCACGGATTTAGTTCAAGTTCTTATTTCTGAAAATAAGGAATTAAAGTTGTTAATTTTAGAATTAATTAAGAAATTACATTCACAAGACTGACTTCTCATTTTTAATCATATATAATTTATTTTGTAACCATATTCCATTATAAAATAACTATTTTGATGCAATAAGTTCCATTTTATCCACTGGGTTTCTATTTTATTTCACTTATAACTATTTTTCCAAAAGTTTTTTTAGGTTTTGATTTTTGGACATTTTTAAAAATGTCCAAAATGAAGCAACGGAAAAAGATCCTAGAAAAACCTGTTTTTTAAAGTGCATTGTTAGCATAATGCTTTAAAACTAAGTATTTTATTAAAAATATTGTTACGATAAAAAATATATAATTTTCACATTTTTCCATTTAAAAATATTTTGTGTCAGTATTGTATACTGACACATGACTGACAAAATACTGACACAAAAACGTCAAAAACTCCGCACTAATATATGTGATGAAATATGTAGCGAAATAAAAACACAAATCATTTCGGACGAGACGATACAAATTTCAATACTGACAAATACTGACACAATACTGACAAATACTGACAAAAATACTGACAAAGAAGTTTCTCAAAAATACCCAAGAATCTTTACTTGCAATTGTGGAAAAGAATATAAACACAGACAAAGCTTATTTACTCATAAAAAGATATGTTTATTTTTATCTGAAAATACAGTAGAATCTAAATCTGAAGTTTTAGAAGATGATAGTGAATTTGATAAAGACAAATTTGATACAAATGCTCTAATAATTCAATTGCTTAAACAGAATCAAGAATTGCAAAAGTCATTAATAGAAATATCAAAAGAAAAGGTGGTTACACATAATACAAATAATTTGACACATACAAATAACAAAACCTTTAATTTACAGTTCTTTTTGAATGAACAATGCAAGGATGCGTTAAATATTGGAGAATTTGTGGATTCTATCAAGATCCAGCTCACAGATTTGGAAGCAACTGGGCGGCAAGGGTATGTGGAAGGAATCACATGTATCATTAATAAAAACCTGGATAAATTGGATAAGTTTAAAAGACCTATACATTGTAGCGATTTAAAGAGGGAAGTTCTTTATATTAAAGATAATAATGAGTGGATCAAGGAGGAATCAAACACTCCTGTTTTAAAGAAAGCCATTAAACAAATTGCTAATAAAAATGTGCTTCAAATTAACGAGTGGAAGAAACTGCATCCTGGGTGCACTCAATCTGATTCCAGGAAAAACGATTTGTATCTAAACATTGTCTCTAATGCTATGTCGGGATCTACAAAGGAAGAACAAATGAAAAACTATGATAAAATTGTTAGTAATATTATAAAGGGGGTCGTTATTGAGAAATAATAGACCCTCGTTACGGTCTTTTTCGTTTTATAAAATATTAAAATATTTTGTGAGCATATATGGTAACAAAATATTTCACCATTAATAAATAATGCAATAGTACCCTTTTGCACCCACTAGTTCTCTCTTTTACTATTTTTTCCAAAAGTATTTTTCCCTTTTCATTTTTGGACATTTTTAAAAATGTCCAATTTCAGGAAACGGAAAAAGATCCTGAAAAAACCTTACAAAAAAAATCATTTACATCATAATGCTTTGAAAATATTTTTTGGTTTAAAAAAGTTGTTACGATAAAAAAAATAATTTTTAGAAAAGCTGCACAAATCCAATACTGACGCATACTGACAAAATACTGACAAAATACTGACACAAAATGTGAACAAAAATATAAGAATATTTTGGTATCATATAACGTCTTAAAAATGTAATTATTCATAACTATTTTGGCATGATACTTTTCCAATACTGACGCAATACTGACACAATACTGACACTTTTCTGAGAATTTTCCTAAGAATTTTCTGAGAATTTTCCTAAGAATTTTCTGAGAATTTTCTGAGAATTTTCTGAGAATTTTCTGAGAATTTTCTGAGAATTTTCTGAGAATTTTCCTAAGAATTCGCCGCAATAGGTCCCGTGTTGTAAAACATACCTGTTGCAGTTTCAGTCACCTCATACTTCGGTACAAATTTATATTTGTCTGGACATCTTTTCATATCATATTGTAGATTTTTTTCAGACAGACCAAGACCATAATTAAATGACTTTGTCCACAAATCTGTACCTAGATACACTTTAGGTACAGCTGCATCCTTTTTTATAACTGTAGCAAAAGTAGATGCATCTGTTGTTAAACTGGATGTTTCCATTGAATCATACATTCCTCTATTAGGAATCATTGTATTTATATTAGTAAAACTTTCACTTATTTTATCATTTTTAAAATTACTATTATAACAATTACTACAATCATTATCCTTTACACATTGTTCTCTTGTTACAACACATTCTGCTTTAGGTCCACAATAATTACGACAAGGATAAACATCTGGATTTTTATCTGAATCCAATTCTGAAAAGCGGTTTATATCAAATCCTTCTTTTCTTTCTTTTCTTTCTTTTCCTTCATTCCATCTTTTTGAAAAAGTATATACTATAATAAAGACTGTAATTAAAAATAAGTATTTATATTTTTTAATAAAATGCAATAACATTGTATCGTATATTATAATATGATATTATTGCATTTTATTTTATACAATTATTATAAATAATGGATACTAATTTATTTAAAGATACAAATGACCCAATTGAAGACAAAAAAAAAGATTATGAATCAGGCGGTGATGGACTGAAATGGAAAAAATTTACAGTCAACTTTTTTGGACATTTTTTAATTACTATTTGTTTCTTTACGGTAATAATAGGCGCATGTGGATTATACACTGCAAAAGTTGCGCAATCTAATATTTTACCAACTGATCTAAAATTCGCTCCATATACTAGCACTGATTATGGATTAGACGAAAATGCTTCAGATAAATCTGCACCAATTTTAATGAATATTGTTAAGGGTAGATCATGGAAAGGATTTAATTTTTTTGATGATGTAACAAGTATAAATGCACAAAAAGCAACATTTATCAAGGAGAATTTTAATGAGAGTGGTGTTTTTGCTTTTTTTTGTAAAATGAAACCATTCACTGAAACAAATGAAAATTTTGCAAGATTAACATTCCATTTAAGAAAAATGTTTATCAATGGTATTTTATCTTCGTTTGATATGGTAAATAATATATACTCAGCATTATATTTGTTACCTGAATGGCTTCTTATGTTAATTTATTTTACTATTTTTCCGATTATTTTTACTTTTTTAATTTGTTGGAATTCATTTAAAATACTTTTGGAAGCAGTATCATATTTAATTAAGCTACCTTTTAGAGTAAATAATCCTGATCCAAATAAAGATCGCAATCATGCTGGTATTAATTTTAAACATGTAGCTACTGACCAAGACGATCCGACATCGCAATGGTGGAGAAAATGGACAAAATGTGAATCAGACGAATATTCTAAACTTCATATGGGTATTTGGGGAACCATAACTGAATTTATGGACTATATCGGTTACGGTATTATGTTCATGATTTACGTTATGGTTACGCTCTATGTATTTGTTCCGATTTCTCTTTTTTCAACAATGTTTAGTTTATTTAATCCATTAAGAAGAAAATATACTTTGGAAGGTGACTCAAAAGAAAGGGAAAATGGTATAGGAGATTTTATAAGAGACACGTTTGTGTATAAAAAGACATTTATTATATTTTTGGCAGCCTATAATTTGCTGATGTCTACTGGGGTATATTTATCTAAAGGTTATACTGTCAGTTGTTTTATTGGTTTGTTAATTTTAGCATTATTTTTTGAAGTTTTTGTTACACCAGATTCTAATAAAATTTATGCAGACGATGCAACCCAATTAAAGTTTACTAATGAAAGTATACAAGTTGTTAACAATATCAAACCTTTAAAACAAATTAAAAAAGGATACAATTCATTTCAATTATGCAAGGATAAAGAAGTAGAACAAGTTGTAGAACAAGTTGTAGAACAAGTTGTAGCTAAGGGACCAAATCAACCAAAAAGTATAAAAGTTATACCTGGAACAAATACGGTAGTAAAACAACAACGAGCATTCAGTACCGATCATATTCTTCCTACCAAAAATCCAAACGAACAGACTGTTAAAAAAAGCCTAACCCCTTACATACAACCAAAATTTGTTGCGCCAAAAAAAGGTGGATACAGCGGACTAAAACGAAATCAAGATGGGGGGTTACATAAAAAATATAATTTCAGTTTAATTTAATTTAAAAATCTTAAATATTTGTGTAAACTTTAAAAAAAACAATTTAAGTATTAATTACAATTATTAATTATAATTAATAAATATGTTAAATAAGACTGATACAAATAGTAATAATAGATTCAAAAATGTTTCAAAAACTAATTTCAGAGATATTATGCTTCCCTTTGTAAGTATTTGCACCCCCACATTTAACCGAAGACCATTTATCCCATTTTTAATAAAATGTTTTGAACATCAAACTTATCCAAAAGAGAGAATGGAATGGATAATTATTGATGATGGGACTGATTCAATTGAAGATCTGATAAAGGATATTAAACAGGTGAAATATCATTATTATAATGAAAAAATGATATTAGGCAAAAAACGCAATTTAATGCATAATAAATGCTCAGGAGATATAATTATTTACATGGACGATGATGATTATTATCCACCAGAGCGCGTCTCTCATGCAGTGCAAATGTTGCAATCAAATCCTTCTTTTTTAGTTGCAGGATGTAGTGAAATGCATGTATATTTTGATTCTAGACAACAGATATTTCAATGTGGTCCTTATAAAGAGAATCATTCTACAGCTGCATCATTTGCCTTTAGAAAGGAATTGTTATTACAAACAAGTTATAATAATGATAACGCTCTAGCGGAAGAAAAATACTTTTTAAAGAACTATACGATTCCAATGATACAACTGGAATGCATTAAAACAATCTTGGTTTTTTCACACAAACATAATTCGTTGAATAAGGAGAAATTATTAGAGACACCAGAAGTTACAAAAATAACTGACTCTAGATATACAGTAGATGACTTTATTTCAGATCCAATTCTAAAGCAGTTTTTTATGATTGATATGAATAAATTGTTGCTTAATTATGAACCAGGTAGACCAGAATATAAACCAAAATTGATGGAACAAATGAAACAAATGGAAGAGGAGAGAAACAAACGTTTAAATGATCATAATCAAATGATGGAGTCGCAACAGCGTCTATTAATACAAAAAACTAATTACAATTTACAAATGAATGAAAGAGAGAAAAGTATAGATTCATTAAAGGCTCATTATGAGAAACAGTTAGCCGATAAAAGCTATTTAATTAATGAGCTTCTGAAAAAGGTCAAAGACCTGACTTCAGAATTGACTGAATATAAACAAAATATAAACAAAATATAAACAAAATATCAAATAAACAATTATTTTAGATAATGATTTAAAGAAATTAGATTAATATTATGTATAACCTAAAAGGAAGAAAATGGCTGAATATCATGAGCAAGATGTATATGCTAAGGAACGTTATGAAACTATGTCTACAGGATCATATAGACCTCCTACTCTAGAAAAAGGGTGTTACAAGATGACAAAAAAAGATGCAAGAGGCAAGACTGTAACATTTAATGTATTTGGGTCTGGACCCACGGGTTCTCATATAAGACATGCTATCGGCGGCGAATATACAAGATTTATTGTAGGTACTAATGATGAAGAGCTATTTTATAAGGTCTGTGTTGCAACAGGTGCAAATAAGGATGGACCAGTTACTTTATTTTTTAATTCTCATGATGAATACAATTCCACCTTCTAGGTAGGGGAACGTAGTAAGGGAACCAAGGTTCCCTTATGATCCCTCCTTTCCACCTTTATCTAACGCCCTTCAGGCATTAGCAAAGGTGGAGCCAAAATAAAAATTATTTATAATATTTTATAAATAATTTTAGAAGCATATAGAAGCATATAAAACCAAATAAAACCAAATAAAAGGAGGGATCATAAGGGAACCTTGGTTCCCTTACTTGGTTCCCTTAAAGGGATGCATCATCATCTACTTCCTCTTCCTCCTCTACATCTGTTTCCTTAATATACTTATCTAAATACCTATAAATCCTATTAATATCTAGCTTACTAATCTCATAGTTCTCAAATAATGTTGCAAACTCTGCATCAGTATAATGCTTAATATTCATAAAAAATGCAAATAAATCCTTTTTATCCATACATAGCTGCTGACACAGATTCTGTATAAAAATAGAATTATTGTATTCAGTGGAATACTTAGTTAAAACCTTAGTAAAACGGACTTCTGTCGGATTAAATTTAGCTTTCTTTTGAAATGTCTCATGATAAATATTATTATTCCTAAATGTTTTGATTAAGGAACTCATTTCATTAAATTGCCATATTTGATTTTGAAAAGTGATCCTATCTATATAATCTGCAAAACAGATGTTATCCAACACGTTTAAATAAAAGGGTACAGAATCTTCTTTCTTCTTCTTCGCAATAACATCAATGATGTTCTCGTGCCATAATAGTCCAACAATAGTTCTATCAGTTTCATTCATAATTGTCAAGTGATCATCAAACTTGTAATCATTATTAATCAGTTTTCTTGTTATTTTTCTCGTATCATCATTATATGATTTCATTAAAAATATATTTTTTATAACATTATTGCTGCTGTCTAAAATATTTTCATTGTTTTTATAAAGCTCATAAATTGTAGAAAACTTTCTTAAATCTCCCTGAATAAAAGTAATAATATTGCCTTTTATTGTGGTATCAATAGAAGGAATAAGTTGCTGAATTATATTTCCCATTTGCACCTTAGTTGGAGACTTTAGTTCTACAATATGACAAACCTTCATAAGCTCTTTAATTTTTTTGTCAATATGATAGTTGCCAATGCATATAATAGGATTTAATGTGATATCTTCCTGTTTCTGCTTTTTCGTTTTTTTAGGACGAATAATTTTAATTAGAGCATTAATTCCTCCCTTGTCTCCATTATTCATGCCATCAATTTCATCCATTATAATGGCAATTTTTTTGATTTTTTTATTGAAAATACTCATAATGTTTTTATCAGACATATTATGTTTCGTTATGGTATCAATAATAGACTTATTACGGATGTCTCCTGCATCATATTTAATAACATCATAATTCATTTCTTTTAAAATATTGGTAACAAACGTACTCTTACCAGAACCAGGTTCGCCGTAAATATAAATACCCTTTTTTGTAGCTAAGTTATTCTTATTTAACTCAAAATCAATTAAAATATCCTTTATTTTTGAAGCCTCGTTCTCTCTTTCAAGCAAATTATTTATGTTTAAACTTTCCATATTATATTTCTTGTAATATTCTTTTTATGTTGATTTTTACTCAATCCAAGTTCTTTTTTAAGACCCAGATTTATAAAGAGTTCAGTTAATGCTTTTTTACATTTAAACGAATCATTTTCGCCACAATATGCCTGTAAAAAAACTAAATAATGAGCATATATGCTGTCACGATACATGTAATTTTTCATTTTATACCACCATTTATGATTCTCCTTTAACAATTCAATAAAAACAAAATCGTTGTCTTGCCGAATCATGGTTCTAATATATGCTTCTAGTTGTCTCTTATTAATAAGATTATGAAACAAATAATGATACGAAAAAAAATATTCCTTATTTAGGGCAATAAAAACAGTGTAAGAAACAAATGACCTTATTAGACTGCATAATTCTGTAGGTAGTTTGTCCATATTTTGAAAAAGTTTATCTGAGAAACTCATTTATAATGTATCAGTTATTCTTACAAATACATTATAAAATATATTTAATACATTTACTCTTATAAATAGGGTATAAAGTCAAATACTTTCTTTATTCCTATTCTTATTCTTATTCTAAGCAGGAATATTTAAAGCACAAGGGTCTTTTGCACCGTAACCGTATGTTATTCCATCCCACGTAACTCCACAAGTATTAGCCCATCGTTTTTTAGCACATGAACCATTAGCACCTTTATAAGCAGCTCCAGAAAAATCCATTAAAGATCCTGATCTAGGTGATGAAGATGTTTCACCTGCTGCAGGCAATTTACAAGTTCCAATAGATTGACTATTAAAACATCCTGAACCTGGCGCACCTGTTCCAACGTCAACCCAATAGTCAGGACAATTAGTATTTACTGGTGGCCACACGATTGATGCAGTAGCATTAGTTAGAGACATATTAATGACAATTAATAATATAATTAACAATATTATTGCAATAGATAATATTACCTTTTGAAATGTTGCTTCCATTTTATATATTTTACAGATATAAAAATATAAAAATATTTATAAAATATATATAATATGAACCTATCTGTAAACAATAAGAGTGGTAATGGACGTATTAATTTAAGAACTAATGTAAGCAGCTCAGGTCCTGATATTAGTAATCTGTTTGCAATGTATGATAAAATACCTGCAAACCAATGTGTCTCTTATAGAGAGCCAACTTTAGGCCAATGGGACGAAACAATTCTATCTAAAAACTATTTTTCTAAAGAGAATATCCAGATAATTCAGAATGGAATACGCGCTGGAGTTTTTAACAAATCAAATAGTCAATATGTTGTTGGACCACAGGATTGCGAATCCTTAAAGGTGATCATGCGCAGTGTGTTTCTACAGCATTCTACAAATAAGACAGGCAATATTGCACAACAAATAGCAGATTTAAATCAATTAGTGCTTGATTATTGTATTTTTCATGTGTATTCAGAAGCGCAAGGATACATGAAATACTTAAGTGATGTTAGCAGTTTAGCGGTCCCATTAGATGCACCAATTTTAACAAGTCAACATGATAAACGCAATTATAAAATGCCAACTTGGTTCTAATCTAGGCTTATACTAACCCATTCCTCTATAGGTTGCATTTTTAAAAAAAACTGGTTCAGGAACGATAGTAGGAGTAGGAACAATAGACGGACTAGGACTAGGACTAATAGACGGACTAATAATAGAACCTTTATTAGGACCAACTAATAAATCATATATTTCATTCTGTTTATTTAATAAATTTACTATTTGATTATAACATGTATAATGAAAAGCTGTTTTATCAGCTAAAATAGTTTTATTTTCATTATAAAAATTATTTACTCTACTATGATAGTCTGCAAGCTCTTTAATTTGCGTTGTGAATGCAGAAACATTTAATTCATTATTTTTTATATCTGTATCGCTATAAATTTTGACCAAAGATTCTGATGCTATGTTAATCTTCCTTAAAAATGGGTCCATGTACTTAAATAAAGCATCCATTTTTTTTTCACTAGGTGTAAAATCTTTACCAGAAGTTTCAGGCCTTTTTTTATATGCATTTATTGTACATTCAAAAACACTAGACAAATTATTATCTTTTACTAATGCATCTATTTTAGCTGATGTTTCTTTTGTAGGAATATAAATATTATTATCTAACCCTTCTACCAAATAAGAATTAAAATACTTATACAAAACTATTGCAATACATATAATGCATGCTAAACCTATAAATAACTTCTTTTTTGTAGAAGTCTTCATTAATATACCTATTTAATATAGGTATATTAAAATTAAGTATATATTCTAGTCTTCAGAATTAGATGAAGAGAGAAAGAGTATAAAAAGTATTTCATAATAAAATTATTAAAATATAATTATATTTTATATGGCTTTGCGAAATGAATTAGAAAATTTAAATAATGCAGAATTAATTGCGCGTTTTAATAATATAGTCCCGTTTCTAAATGATGCACATGATGATACAATAATGGGAGCAGTTGAACAACTTGATGATGTACAAGATCTTGAAGAAGATGAGATACAATATTATAGACATATTTTAATTAATTATATAATAGAAGAAGAGACAACCCATCAAGGAAATCCCAAACTAAGACGAACAGCTTATGGGAAAAGTAGGAAAAGTAGGAAAGGTAGGAAAAGTAGAAAAGGTAGAAAAAGTATAAAACGTAGAAAAAGTATAAAACGTAGAAAAAGTATAAAACGTAGGAAAAGTAGAAAAAGTAAGCAAAGGTAAAAAGTATTCCAATATTATATTATACTAAAATAATGGAACCAATAATTCATGTAACAGTGTATTCCAGTCTTTGTTTTATTACCAATTATTTGCACGCATTAACTCAAGAATACACTATTTACGCATTATTATTTTTAGGATTAACAATATCTTCCGTATTGCATCATTCATTTTCAAATGAAAATAATGTAACAGATACAAAACCAGAACCAATAAAGGAAACAATAAAAATAATAGACAAAACATTATGCTATTTAATCATTTTTTATGGAGCTTATATGTTATCAAGAAAGCTACAAAAGGTATATTCGGAAACCGAATCTATTACAAAAGAAAAAATATTATTATTAATAATTATTTTTAGTACTTTTTTTGCAATAATATTTTTATTTTGTTCTGGAAATAAATACTGTTTCTGTGAGAATCTAAACGATGCTTATTGTTGGCACGCACTATTACATATTATATCATCCATAGGACATCATTGTATTATTTTTTTATAGTTTTTTTAGAAGGAACAATTATTTCCATTGACTCTTCTTCCACTACAATAGTGTTAGAAACCTTCTTGACAACCTTTTTTACAAGAGCAGGAGTATCTGAATCTACTGGTTTTTTTACAATCATCTTTTTCTTCATTACCTGTCCATCTTTCTTATTTGTTATACCTGTCTGTTTAGAGGTTCTCTCTTGTTTGTACCTTTGATACTCTAATTCTAAGTGTTCCAAATCTTGCAACCACATATTTTGTATACTGGTTTCTTTGATTCGCTCTAGCTCATCTAGCTTGTCTTCATGTTCCTTATTTAGCTTTGCAACATTTTCTTCTGAAACGCTATCCATCGGCATCTTAGTCAAATATTTGTATTCACTATCGTCGTCAATAATACTATATCCTTTTCCAGAAAGGAGTGCAATAATCGCATCTTTCTTTTTCTTTCTCAAATCAATAGTGTCGTCAAGAAGTTCCTGAATATAACGCGCCTTGTTTGATAGGATAACTAGAATCTGTTCCAAAGCAGAAATCAAATACTCTTTTCTTTTACTGTACAAAGCTAATCTGGAAACAAAGTAGTCTTCAATAATTTCTTCAACAGTATCATACTTTTTCAACTTGTCGTCCGCGTCAAATAAATGCATATTGCTTGTTGATCCGGTCGTTGCCAATTTGAATAACTTTTCAATTCCATTGCAACCATTATCGTAGCTGATTGCTTCCAATTCTTCCACTTTGCCTTTTTGAAGCGTAATTGTGAAATCAACCGTTGTGTCTTTGCTCATATCATCATAGTCCTTCACTAGTGACACAATTTTCTTGCCCTCTTTATTTAATCCTGGCTCAATGAGTTCCTCTAGCAACTCTTTAAAGCTCTCCGTCCAGAACCCAACCGGAAGCTCAATAACTCTGATTTTATCTGGCCCAACCTTCTCATATTTGCCCTTTATTAAGAATCTATTTGTTTCACCGATGCGACTAATAGTTCCTGTAAATCCTTCATAGTAAGGTACAAAGTCAAATGCTTTACAAAGTTCTTCTTTTTCATCAGACAATTTGCTCTTCAAATATTCAATGAGTTGCAGCGGATTGTAAGGCATAATGTCAGTACTAAATCCAGTTCCAATTCCTTTAGAACCATTGACTAAAATCATAGGAATAATTGGTGCATAAAATATCGGCTCCACTAGCGTGCCGTCGTCGTTCAAATAGTTGAGAACTGTGTCATCTTGATTTACGAAGATTAGTCGCGTGATTCGGCTGAGTTGGGTGAAGATGTATCTTTCGGATGCACTGTCATCGCCACCTTTTAAACGAGTTCCAAATTGTCCTGACGGTACTAGCATGTTAATATTATTTGATCCGACAAAGTCTTGTGCCATGCCAACAATGGCGCCATTTAAGCTGGCTTCGCCGTGATGGTAACAAGCGTGCTCAGACACATAGCCGGTAAATTGTGCCACTTTGATCTCTGTTGTTAGATTCTTTTTAAACGCCGCAAACAGAATTTTACGCAAACTGGTTTTGAGTCCGTCCATCAAGTTAGGAATGCTTCTGTCACAATCGTATTTTGAAAAGTGAATTAGCTCTTTATTGATGAAGTCTTCATAGGTAATATGAGGCTGATTGGTGTCAACGAAAAGATCTCTGTCATATAATTTGAGCCAGTCTTTTCTGTCGTCAGCGCGCTTCTTATTGAAAACCATGTCAATCGCGCTAGTGCTTTCTTCACCAGTGCAAACAAATCCGACGAATTTTTTCTGCTCAAAATATTCCTTGAATTCTTTGCCTGTGCTGGTTCCTAATCCTTTATAATATTTGATTTTCCAGCCTTTAATCTCATCCTGATTTTCTGTCTTCCATTCTTCATATTCACCATCATTGTAAAACATTAGCGTCGTTGAACCCTTATTCGCTTTCAAGATAGGAGTGTTCATGAAACCCATAAAGCCCGGAATATTAACAAGACTAGGCCACTCGCTCTCAAACAAGTTGATACACAAGCCTTTAATATGTGAGCCGTCCATATCCTGATCAGTTAAGAACAGAACCTTGCTGTATCTCAAACAAGAAGCAATAGAGTCTGGAGTATATACTTTTCCATTTTCTAGTCCAAGAATCTTTTTTATTTCAATAATTTCTTTATTCTCTGAAATACGTTTAGGAAGCTCACCACGTACATTAAGAAGCTTGCCTTTCAAAGGATACACACCGATTGTATTACGATCTTCAGAAGACAGACCTGAAATAATACCGGCTTTTGCTGAGTCACCCTCACAGAAAATCAGAGTGCACATATTGGATTTATCTGTGCCAGCCCAGTTAGCATCAGTCAGTTTCGGAATGCCTCGCACAGATTTAGTTTTAGTTCCATCTGTTTTCTTTGCAACCTTGGTATCCTTTACTTCAGTGATTGCACAAGCAGCATCCATCACACCCATCTTTGCAACCTTCTCAATAAATTTGTCGCTGATGACGCAAGATGAACCGAACTTTGAAACAGGCGTGTTCATAAAGTCCTTTGTCTGGCTGTCAAAAGCTGGGTTCTCAATATCACATCTCACAAATAATATGAGCTGTTCTTTAATAGAATTCGGATTGACCTTGATCTTCTTCTTTTTTTCAATGAACTCGCCGAGTTTTCGGGTGATCTGATTCAAAATATATTCCACGTGTTTACCTCCCTTGCAAGTGTGGATACCATTGACAAATGACACTTGAATGAATTCACTGCTTGGGGTTAGAGCTACTGCATATTCCCAGCGCTCACTTCCGAGTTCATAAGCACGAGGTGCTGCGGTTTTGTCGCCAATATACAAATTAATATACTGCTCAAAGTTTTTGGTCGCAATTAGCTGACCATTGTATTTGACTTTTAGCTTGGAATCCGTGACAGCAGAAATGTCATAGACTCGCTTAGTTAGCATTGAGAGTAGATCCGGACTTAGTCCACCACTTAGTCCAAGACGGTTATAATCAGGCTTAAAGGTAATCTTAGTATAAGGCTTTGTCTTTCCGGATTTTGTGATTTGAGGCGGACAAATTTCCGATAAGTTGTCTTTGAATTCTTGCACATACTTGAGGCCACGAACGTGATCAACAGTTTCAACTGAGCCATAGGTAGACCATATTAGCACCAGTTTAAATCCGAAACCATTTTTGCCGCCAACAATTTTCTTCTCAGTTTTGTCGTAATTAGTAGAGGTTCTTAGATGACCGAAAATCAGCTCAGGAATCCAAGTTTTGTATTCAGGATGCTGAGCGACGTCAATTCCGTTACCATCATTAACCATTATAATAGTCCCATCTTCTTGAATTGACACGTCAATATAGGTAACAGGCAGAGCATTCTCCGCTCCATTATTGACGGCCTGTTGCATACGAATGACATGATCGCGGCAATTTACTATACCTTCATCAAATAGTTTGAATAGTCCGGGAACCAGACTGATATTTTTCTCAACAATCGCAGAAGAGTCATCATTCATAATCCACATATCAGTATCAACTGTTTCCACAGAGCCGATATAGGTGTCAGGATTGTCAAGAACGTGATCACGCTCTGTCTTCTGCTGATATTTATTAGACAAATTGTCTTTAGTATTATTATTATTGGTAGAAGATTGCATCTTAAAAGTTTATTGGGTTATAATAATATGTTGTCATCTATTTAAATAAGTTTCAATTTTAATATTTTGGGGGAACCTAATTGCGTTCAAAATATAAATTTATTTTCTCAATATATTTAGGACAAACTTTCCATTTTCCCCACAATTAGAAAAATCGCAAACATTTAGGAACAAATTTTAATATAATTAAGTATTTTAATAAAATGTCACGAAATATGTTTTCTCCTGGAACTAATTTTTTAAGCAATAATTATTTAAGGCGACTTATAAATAATTATAATGAACAAAATATGAGAGATTTTACGTGCGCGTGCTATAAGGATACCATAAATAAAAAGGAAAATTTGGGCTACAATGATTCAACGAGAACAGATGTTGCAAGATTATCAAATCTGTTATCTACTAATTTAGGGGGAAGAACAGTATTTGGTAATGGTGGTGTTCCAATAACAATTAGCTATTTAGGAGGATCTGATGGCCAACCCGGTGGCAGCCCGGCACCGATTAGAAACAAATTTTAAATAAGTAATACAATATTTGACTTCATAATAATAAAAGTACTTAATTAACGGTCAATATTTGGCTCCCTAATAATAAAAGTACTTAATTAATGGTCAATCGTTGTCTCCACCTTTACCGGTCCCCTTTAGGGGACCAGGAGAAAGGTGGATTTATTTTCTCTATTAATTTATATACAATGCGTCATCAAACTGTAGGAACTCGTGCTCAAGTATTTCATGGAACAGCGAAGCATACATCTGGTGGGTTGCAAAAGGGTGATCTTATGCAAAATAAGTCTGGGCGAATTGTCTCGCGTAGAAAACACAACTCTGCTAAACGGGAAATGCGTTTGGTGAAACATGGATTCGGAACCAAGAAGGGAAAATTCGGATTTGTGAAATTAGGTTCTAAAGGAAAATCTAGAAAGTCTAGAAAAATGAAGGGAGGTTCTGCGTTTGACAATGCAGCTTCTCTTGACTACGCAATGAGTGCAACATCTGGTCCTTCAGGCGGGTTTGTTGATAATGTGTCTCCTACTGCAGTAAACAATTCTGTTTACACTGGGGGTAAAAAGAGAAGACGAAGGAGATATAAGGGAGGAATGGTTCATGAGGCTCAAGGTTCTACTATTTAACCTTTATTGAAGCCACTCTATCCCAATAAATTTATCAAATTTAATATAATCATGTAAAAAAAATAACAAATATTTCTCAAAAAACTGTTTACTTACTATTAAGCAAACTGTTTTTTCAACAACTATTGTTGCCTGGCAATATGACCTATAAGAATGATACAAATCATCAAATGAGATAAGGTTCCCTAATACATTTTTATCTTCATTTTTATAAGACATTTTATAATTTTCCAACATTTTTTTAATATCTTCATGTTTAGACCACAAGTTGCATGTAATATTTGTTACGTATTTTCTCTCTATTACTTCAACAGAAGGAGAGAAATAGTGATTAATTAATTTAATCATTTCATTGTCTGAAATAGAATTGTTATTATTCGTTTTAATAGTTTTTTGTATTGTTTCTTGTATTGTTCCTTGTATAGCCTCTTGTAAATAGATTTTATATAATGAAACTATTTCATCAATTTCATATTCATCATCAAAATTAGTGGTTGATACACACTGTGTAATAGTAATATGATTTTCCCAAAATGACAAGAAACTACTTACTGCAGGAAGAAATTTACTTGTTACATTAGTAAAGGTAATATCTGAATCTTCAATAAAAGCTAGTTTGGTCTTTAATAATGTTTTTAGACTATTTGTATAAAGCATATTAGGAACATTAATAGATGATAAATATTGTTTCCAGATATAGTGCATGTTCTTCCAACTTAAATTATAACCAGAACCTACTAATTCATTAGATGAAACAGGTTCAATACAATGTAATAAAAAAGTGTCAATAATAATTTGAATACTATTTTTGGTGAAATATAATGCATTATCAGATTCTTCAGGTAAAATCATTGCTAAATAATGATCTGAATTAGAATATCTATCAGAATAATGTGCAGCCACGCAGAGTAAATCTATTCCGATTTTGTTTAATATTTCTTTTAGTATTTCACTGGAAATTACATTATTATTTGTTTTTATTAGCCTATAATTTGTTAAACTATGAGTTTCGTGATGTTTTGAAATGAAATTATTGATAATAGAGTTTCCAGTAGTAACATATGCAATAGAATCAATAAATGAAACTAATTTTTTCGTATTAGGATTGACAAAAAACAATAAGGATTCACTATTTTTTTTCAAAATACAATCTCCAATTACAGTTAGAAAATATTTGGATTCTGTTTTTGTTTCAAAAATGGTATTTAAAAAACTTAATACTGTTTGAATTGTATAAGTTTCTGGAACAGTTTTTAATAAGTTTCTCTCTTTGATAGCTCTGATCATATTCATTTTTGTTTTGTGTTTCCAGGATATTAATTTGCCCTCATCTGTAATGGTTGATAATAGGCGGTGATGTATATCATCATCCTTAACAATGGAATAAGTTTTCCCATCATATTCATAATACAGATTATTGTACGGCATGTAATAATATTCATGTTTGCTTAGAAATACCTTGTGAAAATTATCGTGTTCTGCAGTTAATTCGTTTATTCGTGTAACGCGTTCTTCATGTTTTTTATATTCTGTTTCTAATAATGCAGGCATATTGGATATATGTGTTTGAATCCGGTTTATAGCCCATAGTTGTGTATCCGGATTTTTGAAATTTGTTTCAATCATTTCTGAAAAAGCGATTATTGTTCTTGTTTTAAGCTCTGAAATATTATCGTTTGATTGTTTGTCCATTTTTTGCAAAATATCAGTTATTATAACTTGGTTTATTGTCTTTAAGTCGTTTTATAATATCTTTTTATTACCCTTTTTATAAAAATTGAATTTTTTATAGTTATAACTTGTAAATTATAACTATCTATAACTTGTAAACTTTCTTTAAAAAATGAATCTATTTGAATTATATAATCTTTTACCCTGCAATATTCAAAGCTTAATTAAAGTATATTATTTAAGTTTTGGAACACCCGTTGTAAATATTCTACGTATTCATTTTCACGAATTACAGTATAATTATTCCGAATCAAATATCAGTATATGGAGACACAAAATGCAAAATAAAGAAATCAAAGAAATATTCTCTCGCGGTTATTCAGGCCTTAAAGTTGCAGCTGAATTAAACATAGCATTTTTACAGGATGAACACGATTCATTAAATAAAATAGTCTTTTTAAGGGAAAAACACGATACGATACAAATGGTATTTACTTTAAATTTGAATCGTATTATAAACTTTAATAACAAAATTTATGGAACTCCAACTTCTATCATCATGCGACAAACAATACCAAATTTTAGAAAATATGCAGACACAAATCTACCATCAGAAACATTATGGAAAATAAGAGTAAAGGCATCTTGTGGCGTTCTAACAGATAAAAAAATCTATGATCTAAAACCTGTTTGCAACCCTGAAGTTTACAATTATTTAACAGCTGCTTTCAGAGAAAACTAGAGAAATAATCTATAATTGATAAAATCTTTAATTGGAAAAAAACATTTTTTCATTTTATTTCATTTAAATAAAAAAGAATTTAAAGATTAAAGATAAAATCTATAATATATACATCCAAATTTAAATGTCTAAAACACAATCTAACGATAATAATGTTTTAACAATAAAAACAGTTCAAATTGCTCCATTTAGAACTCTTATGACGGCATTAAAAGATATTCTTTTAGAAACAAATATTTCGTTTCAACCCGATGGTATTCGCATTATTAATATGGATAAGTCTCATACTATTTTAGCTCATCTTTATTTAGCTGCCGCAAATTTTGAATCATACGAATGCAAACAAGAAAAGATCATTATTGGTGTCAATATGTTTCATCTTTTCAAACTTATTAATTCTATTGATAACGATGATACTTTAACTATATATATTGAAAATGCGGACTATTTTGATGGCATTGTATCTTACTTGGCACTTAAATTTGAAAATGGAGATATTAAACAATGTAAGACACAGAAGTTGAAGTTGATTGAACCTGAGCCCGAAGAGCTTGAATACCCTGATGTGACATTTTCTTCCATTATTAATTTACCTTCCATTGATTTCCAGAAAATTATTCGTGATTTTTCATGTATTTCCGATAAATTGGAAATTAAATCTGTCGGCAATGAACTCATTTTTAAGTGCAAGGGTCAGTTTGCCGAAGCAGAGATTCATCGCGCGGAATCAGATGGATCTATGGGGTTCATTTTGAAACAAGATTCTACAAAGGTAATTCAAGGAGAATTTTCATTGAAAAATCTGGGATATTTTATTAAATGCACTAATTTGTGTTCCCAAATTGAGATGTATTTAGAAAATGATTTGCCTCTTGTTGTCAAATATGATGTAGCTAGTTTAGGAACAATTCGTTTATGTCTTGCAAATTTACCATCTACATAGAATATTTCTAGATTTTTTATCTTATAGTATAGATATTATTATATAAAATTATTGTATATAATAATATGTCTTATTCAAA